CGGCGTTTAGACATTCAACATTTTATTGATAGTTTGTCGCGTCGTTGGTAAGCGATAGGGGACCTTTGCGAGACCCCCTATGCCCGTCACCGATTATGCGACATGGCCGCTCGACGCGGACTGGGCCAATCCGGTCAACGTCATGCTCGCCTTCAAGACGGACATGTGGGTCAGCCGTTCCGGCAAGGAGCAGCGCCGGGCCCTTCGCGAGACGCCCCGCAAGCGGATCGAGTTTACGTCCGTCATCTGGAAATCGCAGCAGCAGACCATGCGCGCCGTGCTGGCCAAGTCGCAGAACAAGGCGATGCTGCTGCCCGACTTCACGCGCTCGGTCGGCCTAGCCGCTGCGACCGCTGGGGGCACTAGTGCGGCGGAACTGGCCAGCGTCCCTGACTGGATCGTGCCCGGCGCCTACGTCTTCTTTGTCACGCCCACCCGTATCGAGGCCCGAGAAGTCGAGGCGATTGCTGGTCTCGACGTCACTTTCGCGGACTCCAGCGCTGTCTGGCCAGCATCGACCAAGGTCAAGCCGGCGCTCGCCGGCCAGCTGGCGCAGAACCTTCAGACAAAGCAGCTGAGCGATGGCGCCGTGCGCGCCGGGGTCGTTTTCGACGTCACCCCAGGGTCCGAGCCTGAACGCGATCTGGGAACCGCCGCTGCGGTCATTGGCGGGCGCGAGATCTTCACACGCAAACCAAACTGGATTGGCGGGATCGACGTCGACTACCAGTGGCCGATCGAGGCCGTAGACTATGGTCGCGGCGTGACCGAGGTCTTCCGCCCGATCGACTTTGGCACGCAGCTGTTTCGCGCGGCCTACGTGAACACCACGCCAGCGCAGGCCGTCGAAATCCAGCAGGTCTTCGAGCGCGCCGCCGGCCGGCAGGGCGAGTTCTATATGTCGACCTGGCTCTCAGACCTCACAATGGCGGCCGCCGTTGAGACAGGCGGCACCACGTTCACAGTTGCCGGGCGCGAGGTGTTCGACTCCTACGCCACTGATACGGTTCACCAGGCCATCGAGGTCGTTCTGCGTGGCGGCACGCGTCTCTACCGCCTGGTCGACGGGATCACGCTGTCGGGGGGCGACACGGTTATCGAGATCGACACAGCCTGGCCCCACGACATCGACCCTGCGCGCGTCGTCCGCATCTCTTGGCTGCTCGCCTGTCGTTTCGCCAGCGACGAAATCACCATCGAGCACATCACCGATGGCGTGTCGCGCGTGCAGCTCGCCATCCAGTCGCTCGAAAACCTACCGGCCGAATAGGACCCGCCATGACTTTTGAAGCCAAAGAAACCAGCCGGTCCAAGGGCAAACCCGTCTCGCTCTATCACTTCCAGTACGGGGAGACGGCTGACAAATACTACGGCTACACCGACGCCGAAAAGACGATCGTTCACATGGGCCTGGTCTTCGTGCCCATCCCAATCATCATGGGCGCCGTGAAGGCCTCTGGGACCCTAGACCGCCAGTCGATCGAGGTCCGCACCCCTCAGAACGTCGAGCTCGCCAGGCGCTATGCGGTGACGCCGCCGTCACAGGAAATTACACTCGTAGTCTGGCAGGGCCATCTCGACGGGGCGTCAACCCAGTTTCTGGTCACCTGGACCGGTCGCGTGCTGGGCCACAAGCGGATGGGCAACGAGGCGGCCTACACGGTCGAGTCGATAGCGACGTCGCTGCGCCGTGCGATCTTGCGTCGCCACTACATGCTTGGCTGTCCGCATGTCCTCTATGGGCCCCAGTGCAAAGCCGACAAGGAAGCGGCCACGGTGACGAAGACCGTGCTGACGGTTTCGCGGTCGATTGTCACCCTGGCTACCGATTGGGTCGCTGATGAGCTCAAGCCGAAATTCCTATTTGGGCTTGCCCGCTGGACGACGGCAGACAGCGACCCCGAAAGCAGTTCGATCCTGAAGCTGAAGGGGGCGAGCAATCACCAGCTGGTGCTCGACACCATCCCGATGGGCTTACTGGCCGGCATGACGATTTCGCTCAGCCTGGGGTGCAACAAGCTTGCCGGTCTCGAGGACGACTGCATCGTCCTGCACGACAATATCCACAACTTCGGGGGCCAACCGTGGATCCCGACCAAGAACCCCATCGGGATCAAGAACACCTACTATTGACGCGACCAAACATTCACCTTTATGTTGAAAGTTCACTAGGACCGCACCATGGCCATCCAGTGGCTTGTCGCCCTCATTGTCGCCACGGCGGTTCAGGTTGTCTCATACCTGATCCTACCCGGCCCGAAGTCGCCCAAGCCCGACGCTGCCAAGCAGTCTGAGGCTCCGACGGCGGATGCAGGCAAGCCCGTTCCTGTCGTCTTCGGAACCGTTCGGGTCAAGGAAATCAACTGCCTTGGCTGGATGGACCAGTCGATGACGGAATACCAGGTCAAGGTCTGATGGACGACTTCATCGTCACCATCGACGATCTCCGCAAGACCGGCCACTGCGTGGTTGGGATCAAGCGCTGGTTCGGCGCCAACGGCCTCGACTTCAACAATGCCGTCAAGAACGGGATCGCGGCCTCTGTCCTTCTGAGCACAGGCGACGAAATGGCGGTCGAAGTCGTGGCCAAAGTTCGAAAGCGACTTGGCCATGGGTAAGTCGTCATCCAGTCAGAAACAGGTCGTCGTCAACTACTACATGTCGCTGATGTTCGGCATCGCGTGTGGCGCTGATCGCCTGCGCGGCATCTACATTGACGGCAAGACCGCCTGGACTGGCGACGTCTCGACCGAGACCGCCATTTCCATCAACCAACCGAACCTGTTCGGTGGCGTGAAAAAGGAAGGCGGGGCGGTCGGCACCGTTCACTTCCTGCCTGGCGGACCCGACCAGGTCATGCCGGAGCATCTTGCGGCGCGCTTTGGGCGCACGTCGGCAACCTGCCCGGCCTATCGCGGCATCGCGTCGATCTTCTTCCACGGCGGGTCGTATGAGTCCTATCGGTTCTCAGAGTCCCCGAACTACAACGCAGGCGGCTTTCTGTGGTCGTCCAACAAGGCGATCATCGCGCAAACGGTTGAAGTCGAGATCACGCGGGCGCCCAAGGGTCTCGACCCAGACCTCGCGCTCATCGGCAACGACGCGAACCCAGCGCATGTGATCTACGAATGCCTGACCAATACCGACTGGGGCCTGGGCGCGCCGGGCGTGCTCATCGACACAGCAAGCTTCGCCGCTGCCGCCGAGACGCTCCACGACGAGAGCTTTGGGCTCTCGATGATCTGGACCAAGCAGGCCGAGATCCTGAGCTTCATCGGCGAGGTTCTCGATCACATCCAGGGGGCGTTTTACACCAACCCCAGGACCGGCCTCTACACCCTGAAGCTCTTTCGGGACGACTACGACGCCAGCAGCCTGCGCAAGATCACGCCTGACAACGCGAAGCTGGTTAGCTTCTCGCGCAAGATGTGGGGCGAGACCGTCAACGAGATCGCCGTCTCCTGGACCAACCCGGAAAACGAAGAGTCCGAAACGGTCACGGCTCAGAACCTGTCGCTGATCGAAAAGCAAGGGGCGCCCGCATCCGCCACACGCGACTACTACGGCATCCGTAATCGCGATCTGGCGCAGCGCGTGGCGGAACGCGATCTGCGAACGTCGTCCGCGCCGCTGGCCATCGCCGAATACGAGCTCGATCGCAGCGCCTGGGACTTGCTGCCTGGCGAAGTTGTCGAGCTCGATGGCTGGCCGGATGACGATCAGGTGAACGGCCTGATCATGCGCGCGACGACCGTCGACTATGGGACCATCGGCCAGCCGGTCATCCGCGCCACCTTCCTTGAAGACGTTTTCTCGCTTGAGCGACCCGGTGAGGCTGACGGCAGCAACACAAACTGGACGCCGCCTGGCGATCCGCCAGCGCCGATGGCCGAGGTGGAGATCATCACCCTGCCGCAGTTCATGGTGTCGTCGTCCAACTTCGGCGCCTTGAACCGAGAGCTCGTCTATCCCGAGGTCATTGCGGCCCTCTTGGCGCACCAGCCCGGCTACGACACCGCGACCTACGATCTGCTGAGCGAGCAGCCCATCGCCACGGGCGAGGTCGGTTTCCGAGCTGCCGGCACCAAGGCGACTATCGATAGGGCGCTGACCGGCACAACGCTGCCGCTCGAGGCAGAGAGCGTTCTGACGATCCACAGCACTGTCGGAACTTTGCTCGGCCCACAGGTCGGCGGATTCGCATTCATCGGAGAGGGTGGCGACGAGGCGATGGAAGTTGCCTTGATCGACTCCTACGACGGCACCCAATGGACGCTGCAGCGCGGCGTTCTCGACACGGTACCGCAGGCTTGGCCTATCGGAACGCCGATCTGGTATGTGAGCCAGGGCAAGCGCTTTACCGACGATCAGGAAATCCGGTCCGCCGGTGAGTCTCCCGACTACAAGCTGCTGTCGCGGACCTCGTTGGGCGCGCTTGCGGAAGCCGACGCTCCGACCAATACCGGCACACTCACCGCGCGCCCCCATCTCCCGCTGCGCCCGGGCAACGTCAAGATCAATGGCAACGCCTGGGGACCGTTCAGCGAGGCGGCCGCCACCGATTTCGTCGTCACCTGGGCCACGCGCAACCGGTTGCTGGAAGACGGCCAAATCGTGCGCTGGACGGCCGGCGCGGTCGGGCCCGAGTACACCCAGGGCACCGTGCTGACCGTCTACGACCAAGATGACAACATGGTGTTCGAGCAGCCGAACATCTGGACTGAAACGGAATGGACCCTGCCGAAGGCGTGGTTCGCTCGCTACTCGGCCATCACGGTCAAGGTCACGTCGCGCCGCACCGATCTGGATCTCGACAGCCTTCAGGGCCACTCGATCACGATCACGGGTCTGCCGAACAACCCTGCGGCCGATCTGCCGCCGGCGCCAGTCGACACAGGATATGCCCCCTCGTTTGAGGTCGCGCCCGCGCTCGGCGCCTGGGTCGCGACAGCACACACCTTCGATGCGGCCATGGGCGCCAAGCTGCCGGGCATCCTTGTCTCTGGGCAACGTGACCGAACCGACGCCGCTGGCCTGAATGTTCGATACCGTCAGTTCGAGACGACCGATTGGTTCTACGTGCCGGAAGTGGCGCTTTCGGATGCGCCGACCCAGTCGGCGACATCTTCGGTTGCGGCTTCGACAGCATACGAAGTGGAGATCGCCTATCGGGGGGTGTCCAACATCCTGAGCCTTTGGCGCTCGCTTGGCGCCGTGACGACAGGCCAGTTGGTCGCTGCCGATACCGCTTCTTTCGGCGATGTCGGCGCGCAGGCCCTGAAGGACGCGCTGGCACGAGCCCGTCAGCTTGAGTTGGACCTGGTTGCCCAGACCGCGAACGCCCAGCTGAAACTGGACCGTCTGGCAGCGCAGATCCGCGAGGCCATGGACGGCAAGCCGCTGGGTCCGGTGATCGCCGAGCAGAGGCAGGTACTGGCGGACACCAAGATCGTCGTGGGATCAAACACCGCTGCGATCACCGCCGAGGTGCTGGCCCGGCAGACAGCGGTCTCGGCAGAGGCCTTTGCGCGCACGACGCTGCAGACCTCGTTTGACAGCTTTAGCGCCACGGCGACGTCGCAGCTTTCGAGCCTGTCGACCGCTCAGAGCGCCACGGCGGCCAGCGTCACCACCCTGTCGGGTGAGTTCGGCAGCTTCAAGGCGACCGCCGAATCCACACTGCTGACGCATACGACCGACATCTCGTCGCTGTCGGCGGCGCAGACAACGCTGAGCGGGACCGTCGCGGCGAACAAGTCTAGCGCCGACAGCTCGCTGCTGACCCTGACCACGAACTATTCGGCGCTCGCTGCGGCTAACACGAGCCTGACGACGACCGTCAACAATAACCATAGCAGCGTCACCGGTTCGCTTTCGTCTCTGACCACGACCGTTTCGTCGATGTCTTCGAGCCTGACGGCGTTGAACAGCGATTACACGGGGTTCAAGTCGTCGGCCGAAGCGTCGCTGGCGACCCTGTCCACCGCCTCGGGAACCCAGGCCTCGGCGATCACGACCATCCAGTCGAACGCGGCGAGCCTGTCTTCGACTGTAAGCAGCCAGGCCCTGACCCTGGTGGACGTGAACAGCAAGCTGGCCGTGGCGCGCTTCGTCCAGGAGGCCGCAGCGAGCGGCGGCCTGCCGGCGCGCATGACGCTGTATTCCGACAATGCCGGATCGTCGGCGGTGGCCCTGACCGCCAAGTCGCTGTGGTTCGGCGACGGGTCGGTGTTTGACGACGACACCGACGTCCTGCGCACGGTCGAGGGTTCGACGGCCTATGTGACGGCCTGGGGCCAGTCGTTCGGGGCCTCGGCCAATCTGCGGATGTGGATCGGGCCCAGCAGCGTGGCGACCTCGGCCATGACCCGGGCCAATGCCTATTTCTACATTGCCGACAGCGCGCCCAACATCGGTGGGTCGGGCTTTCCCGGTAGTCGCGACGTCAGCGTCGAGGGCGGCAGCTTCTACGGCTATATCGGCGCCGGCGTCTCGGCCAACACCGCCGCAACCCTGTCGGCCAATATCGCCGCAGGACCAGGCGCTTTCTTCCTGTCGATGAGCGGTGTGGCCATCAAGGACGGCGCCGCGCCGGAGTCTGTTGCGATCGGCTCCTGGCGGCTGTTGGCCAACGGAACCCAGATCGCCGACGGTTACTGCACCGCCTATCCGATCGACGGCGGCTCCAGCGGCGACGAAACGCCGTTCGTGGTGACCAAGAAGATCGCCACCAGCCTGACCGGTTCCGTGAGCCTGGTGCTCGAACTGGTCGGCGGCGGCGGCGGCGGCAGCGACACCGCGACCGTCAGCGGCGACATCGTCATCCAATACATCCAGAGCCCCTAAAGGACCTTCGACATGACCGACAACACCGACATCGAAAAGCAGAAGGCGCTGGAAGCCGCCCGCGCCCTGCTGGCGGAGCACGAGGCGGGCGAAAAGGCCAAGGCGTCGCTCGCGGCCGCCGCCCGTGTCGAGACGGCAAGCCGTCGTATCGCGGCAATCGCGCAGTTGCAGGACCGGCTGGCTGGCCCCGTCGCCGAGATAGTGTCGGCGATCCAGGCGGCAACCGACCTGCCTGAAGCCCAGCGCACCGCTCTGGCGTCGCACCTGACGTCGCTGGGATCGCTCGACGCCATGCTGAATAGCGCAGCCGCCGTTGAGCGGCAGATCGTCGCCAGCGCCCAGGGCTCGAACTGATGACCACGCCCGCCCAGCACGCCACGACGCTCGCGGACCTGGCCGCCCAGTTCAAGGCAGGCACAATCACCCAGTCGGCCTATGCCACTGCCCTGACGACGGCGCTGGAAGCCTATGACGACACCGGCGCCCTGGCCGAAGCCGTGCGGGCGCTGATGGCCAGTAATGAGACCATTCTCGCCAGCCTGCAGCTGTTTACCCCGGACGGCGGGGTTGAACTGGTGGGCGACCTGCCGTCCGACGCCGACCCGGGCGCGTTCTGGCTGGTGACGACCGGCGAGTTCGCCAGCCACGGGTTTCTGCGTGTTGGCAGTGGGTGGGAGGATCTTGGCCCGGTGCGCGGCCCGGAGGGGCCTGCGGGTCCGACTGGGGCGACTGGGGCCACGGGTCCGCAGGGCGATACAGGCCCGACGGGTCCGCAGGGTCCGCAGGGCGATCCAGGTCCGACCGGGCCCACTGGGCCGCAGGGCGACACGGGCGCGACCGGACCCACTGGACCGCAGGGCGATACCGGACCCACTGGACCGCAGGGCGATACCGGACCCACTGGACCGCAGGGGGATACAGGCCCGACGGGTTCGGTGGGTCCGCAGGGAGATACCGGCGAGGCTGGGCCTGCCGCCTGGACCGAGGTGACCACATGGTTGACCGCGACGGTCTATGCCGTGGGGCCGCCCGCCAATGTGGTGACGCAGGGCGGGGAGTCTTTTGTCTGCGCGATCCCGCACACATCCGGTTCCTTTGCGACAGACTTGGCCGCTGGGCGCTGGGTCAAGGTCGCAGCCAAGGGCGCTGACGGCGCTGGCGCTGGCGATGTGCTGAAACCCGCGACGAGCGGCAACAGCGGCAAGCTGGCGCTGTTTGGCAATGCAGACGGATCACAACTGGAAGCTCGCGCGATTGGCGCAGCGGCTGACACCGACATTCTGGACCGTCAGAGTGGTGATGCGCGCTATCGTAGCGAGGCCCAGGTCACGACCGCGATCACGGCGGCGATAGACGCCCTGGTGGTGGGCGCGCCGGGCGCCCTCGACACCCTGGCTGAACTGGCTGCGGCCTTGGCCGACGACGATGACGCCATCGCTGCGCTGACCGCCTCCCTGGCTGGCAAGGCTGCGGCGAGTCACACCCACGCGATCAGCGACGTCACCGGCCTGGCCACGGCGCTGGACGCCAGGGTGCAGACGGTCAACGGCGTGGGGCCGGACGGATCAGGCAATGTGGTTGTGACGACCGGCGGGGCGTCGTCTCGCGATCTGGCCCGCCACGCCCTGGCCATCGCCGAGCTGCGCGGCACGCGCCTGCCCGGCAGCGCCGGCTGGTCCGACAGCTTTGGCGACACGACGGGCGTGGACGCGGCGGCGTCGAGCAACGAGGTCTATGACGCGGGGGAGGGTGTTTACTCAAACGCCTTCACCCCGGGGTCGCCGACGGCCAACCTCGTGCCCGACATGACGTCGAGTACTGCGCCCAGCGGAGTGGTCACCGCCAGCGGTGAAGTCAATTCCGCTGTGGCGGCCTGGAAGGCCTTTGACCGCGACATCTCTACGGTTTGGTCGGACGCAAACCCGCTCACGGCGTGGCTGAGATATGATTTCGGAACCGCCGTTACCGTCGGCAGCTACACGCTGACCATCGGGAATGACCAACCGAAGTCATGGCGACTGCGCGGCTCAAACGACGCCTCCTCCTGGATCACGCTGGACACGGTTGTCGACAACCCGTTTGACGGCGTGCAGACCGAGCCCCTGCCGTTCACGATCGATACCCCCGGCAGCTATCGGTACTATGAGATCGCCATCGACGCCGTTTATGGGGACGGTGTGTTTGTCCAGATCAAGGCGCTGGAACTGCTGTCGGTGGCGACGGCCGACGTCTACGCCGTCATGGACCTGCGCTCGGTCGCAGGCGCGCTCACCAGCGTGCCGACCTCGGCCAGTATGGCGGTGATCGCCAAGGGCGCCAGCGCGATCACCCCGGGCTCGCACCTGTCCGGCTATGTCAGCCGCAATGCCGGGGGCGGATGGCAGGACATGAGCCTGGTCGCCGCCGAAACCGACAGCGCCGGCTGGACCGTTTTCGAGGCCTATGGCGTCAGCCTGGCCAGCCAGCCCAGCGGTGTTGACCTGCGCTGGCGGGTGACGACGACAGACGATTTCGAGGTCGAGATAGCCGGCGTGTTCGTCGGCGTGGGAGGGTAAAATGGCGCCGAGGATCACCGGCAATCTCTCGATCGGCGGGCCTGCGCCTGTTCCGTCAAGGGTCAGCAAGCTGCAGGCCGAACTGCAGTTGCACCTCCTGGGTGAACTGACATCGGTCGAGAGTCTGATCGAGCAGGCGGCCCAGGCCGGCGACCCAGGGATGCGGATCTACTGGCGATCGACCTCCCACATTGAGAGAAGCCACTTCGCTCTGGCCGCCATCGCCTACGAGAAGGGATGGTCGCCCGCTTATGTCGACGAACTGTTCGTCCAGGCCGCCCAGCTGGGCTGAGTCGTGACTAGGCTGGTCAAGATCGGCCGCACTCGGCGATGGCTGGGGCGGCCGATCTATCGCACCCTGGATCAGATCGTCTTCAAGGGCGTCGTCGTGCCGGCGGGACACGAGACAGACCTGGTCTCGGCGCCGTTCTGGGCCAAGTGGTCGCTGCCAAACGACCACATGATGATGCCGGCCATCATCCACGATTTCTGCCGCAGCCATCGGCCGGACTTGAGCCTGTGGGACGGCGATCTGTTGTTTCTGGACGCCATGCGCAGCTTCGGCGTCGCCGAGCCCGCGCGCACCCTAGCCTGGCTGGCCGTGCGCGGAAACTCCAACCGAAGGTCAGAGCACTAAAAACAGAATGACAATATCACCTTTTTAGTGAAAGTGTGCGGCTGCGTCGCGTCTATGGCTTCGCTTTCAAGATAACGCACAAGGAATTCGAGATGGCCTGGAAAGTTCGCGTCGAATGGGCCTTGCAGGAAAGCGACGGAGTCGCTGTGGTCCTTGGGTCCGAGACCCTGACTGGCTCAGGCGGCACGGTCACACCGAGTTCGATCGCACCGGCTTTCCGGTCGCTGGATCGAGGCCAGGCGCTCGTTACCGTGCTGCAGGGCGCGGTCATTGTCGGGATCGGCGACTCCTCTCCGACGGAAACCGACAGCCTCCGACTCGAAGAGAGCGCCGATCCCCGGAAGCTGTCGATCAGAACCGGCCAACAGCTGTTCTTCATTGAGGCCGGCGATCCCGAGCGTCTTCAAGAGGTCACCGCCCCGCCGCCCGTGGCGATGACCGTCACCATCGCGGCCGGCGAGAGCCTGTCGGCCGCCGTGCAGGTCGACGGCAAGTTCGGCGCGCTGATCCTGCCGGCAGGCTGGACGGCTGCGCCGTTGACCTTCGTCGGGTCTTTCGACGGCGTGACGTATGCGGCGATCTACGACGGCGCGGTGGAGCGGACAATTGCCCAGGCTGACGCTGTGGCGGGCCGACTGATCGCGCTCGATCCCGCCGACTGGCTGGCGATCAAGCACATCAAGATCCGGTCGGGCACGGCGGCCGCTCCCGTCGTCCAGGTCGCCGAGCGCGTGGTCAGCCTGGCGAGACTGGCCTGATGCCGGCGCTCATTGGCTCCCGGCGCCCCATCCTCACCCGAAGAACGGGTGGGGGGG